GAGGACGGCAAGTTAAAGTCGTTGATCGTCGGGCGACAGCAGTCGGCGCTGCAATACGCGCCGGCGCCGGTTGATCACAGCGTGCAGGTTTGGGACAGGGCGCTATCGACGGTCGGGCTGATCGCTGCGCCGCTCGCCGTGCTTAAAGGGTCGGCGAGTCTGATCAACTCGGTCGGGTCCGTCGTCAAAAATGTACAACCGGGGCCGGTTCCTCAGCCGAATGTGACGACCAACACGACAACGACATTGAGCGGAACCGGCACGCTGGGCGGTGGCAGCTACAGTACCTCGACGCCGACAACCACGCTATCAGGGACCGGCGCACTCGGCGGCAACTACACGCCGACGACGACGGATCGGCACGATAGCTACACCGCCACGCCAACGGTCGTGACACAGCCGGCGCCGCTTGTTGTGCCAACGTCTGTCACAAATTACAACGGCAGGTGACAGGATGGTTAGCTCCCAGTCTAGACGACACACAGACAAACTCCCGATGGAAATCGAAACGATGATTCTGGAGGAAAACGATCCAAAGCAGCGGGCGTTTTTAATCGTTCTCAACGCGATCAATAATTCTCTGGTAGCGAACACAGACACTATTAGAGAAGTATCAAGCAAGCTGGAAACCCATCTGACGAATTTTGATGAGCACACACGCGCAGAGGATGCGCTACTCAACAAAGGGCGCGGTGCATGGCATATCGTTGTCTGGGTGATCGGCGTCGCGCAAGTGATCGGGCTCGGGATATGGCAGCTTGCGCGCACGGATCTTGCGGAAATAAACACTTCGCTACAGAGCCAACACAAAGAGATTGCGACGCACGAAACGAGAATCACTGTGCTGGAGCGGGCGAAATGAAAAAAATCGAAGTCGTTTTACAGCGCGAGGTTTTCAGTCCGAAATTCACATTGGGCAGACTGACGGTTGATGGCAAGCACTTCGCTTACACCTGCGAAGATACGGACCGCGAGCTAGAAGCGGGCGGTGTAAAAATTCCGAAACAGACGGCAATCCCTCGCGGCTACTACCGACTGACTGCAACGTTCTCGCAGAGGTTTCAAAAGCTGATGCCGCTGATTGTTGGCGTTCTGCAATTTGAAGGCGTCCGAATTCATGGTGGCAACACGTCTGACGATACAGAGGGATGTCCGCTTATTGGCAGGGTTCGCACCATGACAGGGGTAGCTAATTGTGCTGAACGCGTCGCAACGCTCACAAAGATGATTGAGGACGAAGAAGATGCCGGGAACGAAATATGGATTTCAGCGCAATGACGACCCGCGAATTCTCCGACTTGCTCGACAAGTACAAGATCATTCACCGGATGATGCTGTTGTTCGCGTGCGCGATGACAGCCAAGGCATATACGTGGGGCGCGTGGTTTGCGACAGGCAATGCGCGTGATGGTGTCGAGATCGCGGCAATCATCGCGGCGGTGACTGCGCCAGTCACACTGCTGGCGACCAGTGTTTATTCAAACTACGTCGCAAAGGGAAAGGTATGAATCCGCTGATGCTAACCGTGCTACGTAGCGCGCTACCGTATGCCATAGCAGCGCTGATCGGCGCTTCGTGCGCTTGGTACATACAAGGGCTGAGAATTACCGCAGCACAACAGGATTTGACAGAGTACAAGCAGGCTGCAGCAGCAGCAGTCATTAGCGAAAAGGAGCGGACCGATGTTGTCAGCGAACAGGTTTCAAACGATTGGGCAGCGAATCTTGTTGCTCTGCGCGATAGCTACGCTCGGCGCGTGTTGTCAGGATCAACTGGTAAAGCGCCAGGCGTACCCGATTCCCCCATCGCAGTTGATGCTACCACCGCCGACGCTGGAACTGGTGCCGGTGGAATTGCGCCGCCGCTAACACAGCGCTGCGCAGAGACGACGATGCAGTTGTTGTTTCTGCAGTCGTGGGTGCGGGAGGTTGGCGATGATCATTAAGCTGCGGAGATTGGGCATGATCCGCACGTCGCGCTCATGGCGGCGATTCTTCTTCGGGGCAAAACGGTGAATCGCTGGCAGGAAGAGGACGACTATATGCGCAAGACGCTCGATATTCCATTGCATTTATACAGTGCTTTCTGGCACAGAATCACCCTGCCATCTTACTGGCTATTGTTATTGACAAGACGATAGCTTTTGACTATTATCTATCGCAGGGCCGGTGCGCCCAAAAAACCAAACCCGTCCATTGAGGCGGGTTTTTTTATTTCAGAAGCGAGAACGCATGCAAGACATTGATAGCAAACTCTCAGAGCTTGGCAAGGCCATTGCTGAAAAAAGAGATGCAGCGATCAGTGCGCGAAAAGAAAGCGGAATAGAAGATGTTTGGATGTCTTGCGAGGAAGCGTATCTAGGCATTGACGATACCAATCGCGGTGATTTTGCAAAGGCGAAGTGGGCGAAGCCTTCGAGCATGGAAGGCCCGGTAACGTCTAATTATTCTAAGCAGAGCGAAGTGCGGTCTAACGCCTACGTACGATTAACAAGTCGCTACGTAGATGCTGGCGCGGCAAAGCTTGGCGAAATCCTGCTGCCGATTGACGACAAGCCGTTCTCGCTGGATGCAACTCCAGTTCAGGACGCTGAAATCAATAACCATAGACCGGCGACGGATGAATCTGGCACCCCTGTGGTTAAGCTGAATCCGGACGGTACTCAGTCGCAGGCGACGGTTGGTGAGATGGCGAAGCAGCGCCAAGACAAAGCGCATGATGCGGCAAAAAAAGCTGAGTTAAGAATTCAGGATTGGCTGATCGAGGCAAAGTTTCAGCAACATATGCGTAACGTTATTCATGATGCTGCACGCATTGGTGTAGGCGTAATCAAGGCGCCGTTTCCTGACGTGCGACATTACCAAAAGATGAGCGCGAATGGAGATACATCTGTTCTGGAGATCGTCAAAGAAGTTGTGCCGTCTGCCAAGTGGGTTGATCCGTGGAATGTTTTCCCTGACCCGTCGTGCGGGGAAAACATTCATCATGGCGACTATGTTCTCGAACGTGACTTCCTTTCACAAAGGATGCTGAAAAAACTAATCGGGCAAGAAGGCTATATCAGCTCGCAGATTAAAAAAGTGATTCAAGAGGGGCCGGGTAAAACCAATGAAGACGGGGGAAGCCCACATCAACAGAAGACGGATGGTCGTTATGAGGTTTGGTATTTTTACGGATCAATGCACATCGACGACCTAGCGACAGCAAACCCGAAAGAAGCTGGAATCATCTCGGAAGATGTTGAAGATGTCTTTGTAATCGCGACGTTGATTAATGATTCCGTTATTCGTGTAATCGTCAATCCGCTGGACTCCGGGCAGTTCCCCTACAAGGCAATGCCATGGACGCGCAGAGCGGGGAGTTGGGCCGGTGTTGGTGTTGGAGAACAGTGCTCGATGCCGCAGCGCATGTGCAATGCAGGAACTCGCGCAATGATCAACAACGCTGGAAAGTCGGCGGGGTCGCAGATTGTAATTGATCAGTCTGGAATAACGCCTGCAGACGGGTCATGGACAATCACACCAGATAAGTTGTGGTTTAAGACGCCAGACGCCGGCATTGATGATGTACGTAAAGCGTTCATGGCGGTAACGTTCCCGAACATGCAGCCGCAGCTCATGGCTATTGTTGAGTACGCGTTTAGACTTGCCGAAGAGGCAACGAACATCCCGCTAATCTCGCAAGGCCAGACAGGTCCGACGACGCCGGAGACATTGGGCGCTACGCAAATCCAGAACAATAACGCAAACATTCTGCTGCGATCCGTTGGCTACTCGTTCGACGATCACATTACCGAGCCCGTTATTCGGGGGTTTTATGAATGGCTAATGCTCGACCCCAGCGTTCCGGACGAAGAAAAAGGGGATTTTAAGATCAATGCGCACGGATCATCTGCCCTTGTTGAGCGGGCAATTCAAGACAACATGTTGCAGCAAATGGGCGGAATGGTCATGAATCCGGCGTTCCGCATTGACCCGGCGAAATGGTTTGAACAGTTGCTCAAATCAAAGCGGCTTGATCCGCGATCCGTTCAATATACAGAAGAAGAATTCACCGAGATTCAGAAGAGTCAGCAGCCGCAGCCGCCTGTACAGATTGCGGTTGCGCAAATTAAAGCGCAGGCCGACCAAGCCAAGACGCAGGCAACACTGCAGGCTGAAGCGCAGATCGCGCAAATCGAAAACGAAACGGCGCGAACACGAATTCAGGTCGATACCGACAGGGATACCGCGCTGGTCCATGCGCAGCACGAAAAGAATGTGGTTGAGGCGCAAGCGAGAATGGCCGAACTGCAACTCAAGAAAGAGCTAGCAATGATGGAATACGCATCGACGCATCAGCTATCCCTCGACGAGATCAAGGCGTCGCTGGCAAAAGAATCTATGCGGCTAAACGTGCAGCGAGAACTATCTGGCGCGACCCTTGCCCTGGATGCGCACAAGCACTATGCGCCGCAGGTTGCAAAGCCCGCTGTTGAGCCGTACGGACGGGCGCCTAACGGTCAGGCATTCGCACAATGACGCCGATTCCGTTCAGCGAGTCTGACAAGATGAATCCGCTGTGGCAAAAGTTTATGGATCATTTCGAGTCCAGGCTGAATGAGCTTCGCGTGCTGAATGACCGAGAAACGTCGGAAGTAAAGACGGCAGAGACTCGCGGAAGAATTGCAGAAATGAAAGCCTGGATCGGCAAAGGGAAGCCGATCCCGGTGATAGATTAAGCCGCCCCATATGGTACGGCATAAGTAGCGCCCCACGATTATTCGCCGGGTGATTGTAGTGAAATAGACCGCCTACGGGCGGTTTTTGCTTTCTTGGAGATGCAATGAATAACGATGAGGTAGTTCAGGCAGAAGAGTTGGACGCAGGCAATGATGATTTCTCGGCAGGATTTGACGACACGCCCACCGAAAGGCCGGTAGTTGAAGATCGTGCAGAGGAAGTTGCAGAAGCCGATCCGGCTCCGAAAATGGCGCAAATCACCGAGGAACAGTACAAGCAGCTTCTTGACCGCGCAGCCTCGATAGATCAAATCAAAGCGCAGCAGGACAAGGGGTTAAGTACGGCATTCGGGAAAATTGGCGGCATTGAGCGTGTTCTAAGTCAGCTTCAGTCTGGCGTATCCCTTGACGTCTCGGAAGATGATTTTGAGGAAATGCGAAAGGACTACCCAGAGCTTGCCGCAATGCAAGTTCAGGGGTTGAAAAAAGTCTTGTCGAAAATTCGGCCAGGGGTCAGCGGTTTTGATCCATCGCAAATCGAGTCGCTTGTGCAGCAGCGTATGTCGCCCGTCGTGGATGGCATTACGGAGCGCGTAGAAAGGCTGGTTGGCGAAAAGCTTCTAACCAAAACGCACAAGGATTGGAAAGAGGTAACGGCCAATAGTGATTTTAGGCAATGGTTTTTTTCCCAGTCTCCTGAGTATCAATCAACGGTCGGAAACAGTTTTGATCCAGACGTTGTTGGTCAGGCAATCGATACATTCAAAGCATCGAAACAGAAAGCAGTCGCCGCATCAACACGGCAAAAAAGAATCGAAGCCGCAGTAGCGCCACGAGGAACCGGCGGACACCATCCTTCCCGTTCCGAAGATGACGATTTTAACGCGGGCTTTTTGGGCAAGTAAATAAGCAGCGCAACGAATAACACAAGCCGCCTAGAGCGGCTTTTTTGTTGCCTGCGATTTGGAGATTGAAATCATGGGTATGCAAACTTTCGCGCTCACCGCTGGGCGCATCAATAAATTCAAGGGCGAAATCCTTCGTCACGCGGTTGTTAAAGAGGTGCTTTCTCGCGCTGGCCGTCAGGTAAAAATGCCGAAGAACAGCAGCGATACGTATGTCGCACGATCCTATGTCCCGTATGGCGCAACGGCTTCAGCGCCTAACGTCTTTTTTGCCAACGGCACGGGAGATCGCGGCAACGCAATGGTGCAAGCTCATCTGGCACAAGAGGGCGTTACGCCATCCCCGGACAGCATCGTGCCGCGTGATGTGACGGTGGTTATTAATCAGTACTCGTGCCTGTATGGATTCACGGATAAGACCTTCGACATCTACGAAGACGACATCCCGGAAGCCATGAAAGAACAGGTCGGCGAGCGGGTTGCACTGGTCAATGAAATGATCGTGTATGGCGCACTCAAAGCCTGTACCAATCAATTCTATGGCGGCACTGGTACAAGCCGCGCAACGGTCAATGGGGCTCTTACCCTGGGCCTGGTTCGTAAAATTTCCAAGAGTCTGCAGGCCAATCACGGCAAGCCGGTGAATAAGTCGCTGAAAGCTTCTGGCGATTTTGGCACGGACGCTGTTGCCGAAGGCTTCACTGTCTATATCCACACGGACGCAGAGCCTGATATTCGTGACTTGCCGGGATTTGTTCCTTCGGAAAAGTACGCATCCGGCACGCCGATGCCTGGCGAAATCGGCAAGTGTGAGCGCTTCCGGTTTATCACGTCGCCTGATCTTCCTGCGATTCAGGACGGTGGCGCGGCTATTGGATCGACTGGCCTGTACAGCACGACCGGCACCAGCCTCGACGTATATCCGTTCATCGTCTGCGCCGCAGATGCGTGGTCGCAGATCGCGGTACGCGGCAAGGAGTCGCTTGATCCGACCTTCTTGCCGCCTGGTCAGAAGTCGAAAAGCGATCCGCACGGGCAACGCGGATACGCCGGGACGATCTGGTGGAAGGCCGTCATGATCGAAAACAACGGATGGATGGCGGTCGGCAATGTCGGCGTCAAAAACCTCGCCTAATCGCTGATGGGGCCGGGTGATTCCGGCTCCTTTTTATAAAGGAACCATCATGCAAAATACCGTTACTCAACAACTCAATGCGGTGTGTAACGTCCGAGACGCAAATGCTTTGCGCCCGATTGTTCGCGCATTAGCGGATCGTTTCTCTTCCTGTGCAACTTCGACTGCTGGCCTTGTCATCAAGGCTGGCGCAAGTGCGGTGGCAAAAACTGGCGCAGCGGCCTTCAATGGATTCGCCGGCGGCGTGCCGGTTTCAATCGCCGCATCGACCGACATGCCTGCGCTTGTTGGCACGATTGGCGCTGGGAAATACAACGTCTTCTGTTTCTTTATCGACGCATCCAGCACGGTGACGGTCGCGATGGGAACTGAAGGCGCAACGCTTGCAGCAGTCAAGTTCCCAACGTTCCCGGAGGGCAAGGCGCTCGTCGGTTACTTGGTCATCACGTACGCATCGGCTTTTACCGGCGGCACCACAGCGCTTGATACCGCGACGACAGTTTATGTCAGTCCGGTAGGCGCGTTCGACCCGACTATCATTCTTTAAGGAATCATCATGGCTGACAATCTTTTTAATCAAGCGCTGACGTTCAACCACGTTAATGCCGGACTCGTTGCCGGCACCACCTCGTCTTACACCACCACAGCAACGACCGTTTGTTCAATTCGCGGCAAGTTCGCTACGGGCCTGACTGCACAGACCAATACGGCCAGTCCGACGACCGATGCAACGACTGGCGCTGCTTTTGTTGCGCTATCCGCCAATCAAGCAACCGTGCTGGTTTGGGGCGTCAATGCTGCGGGTGCAATCAAGCTCGCGCAGGGTTCGATTGTGCCAACGGAAACCGGCGTTACGACGACTGTTGGTGCATTCATTAATGCGCCGCAATTCCCGGCGCTGGTGGATGACTTCTGCCCGATTGGCTATCAACTGGTGCGCGTATCTCCGACTGGCGCCGCCTTCACTGCAGGGACGACGCAATGGGCCGCTTCTGGCATTACCTGCTCGACGATCAAGAACATTTCCATGTTGCCTGATCGTCCGCAAATCGCCTGACCTTCGCAGTAACACCGCAGCAAAGAAAACCGCCTTCGGGCGGTTTTCTCATTTCTGGAGATTGAAAACGTGCAAACCGAACACACCAGCGCAGCAAACTCTTCAACCATTCACGTTAAGCGTCGCGGTCGGCGCGAGATCAGCACGGAGGATATGGAAGTCGGCCAAGCGCCATCTATCATCATTCCAGGCGACAGTCCGATCAGTCGTGAGCCGGAAGAGATCGCGCTGCTTGATACGCCGCTAATGAGCGATTACGCGAAGAGCCTTGCATTCAACGAGGATATTTTAACGATTCGGCTTGAACGGTCCTCAGAAAAATTCGCTCCACAGATTATCGATGTTTATGTCAATGGAAGGCCAGAGTGGTTGCCGGTCGGTGTTCCAGTAAAAGTTGCTAGAAAGTATGTTGAGGTTTTGGCAAGGGCCAAGCCGGATTCTGTCAAGACAAACGTTATCGAACGACCCGGCGAAGACCCCGAGAATGCGATAGATCGCTACACCTCTGCAAAACATCCATTCAGCGTATTGCACGATCCAAGCCCTATAGGGTTTGAGTGGCTGACGCGCACAATGATGGAGCGCTAAGATGAATTTCCTGCAACTTGTACAGCGACTCGCCAGAGATACCGGGGTTGCAGGAACCGGGCCATCGACGGTTGTTAGCCAAAGCGGCGATTCAGGTCGCCTCGTCAATTGGATTTCTTCAGCCTGGACAGACATTCAGACAATTCACCCCGATTGGCAGTGGATGCGGGCATCTGCTTCGTTCGTCACCATCGACGGACAGGCCACTTATACGCCAGCGCAATGCGGAATAACTGATTTTGGCGCATGGGATAGGAACTCTTTTCGCAACTACTCCACCAGTGCCGGGACAAGCTCCGAGATATTCATGACGTATCAAGAGTATGAAATCTGGCGTGACGAGTATCAGATGGGCAGCATGCGATCCGTCAGAACCCGTCCATATCAGGTAACGATTACCCCAGCAAAGGCTATTGGCCTCGGACCAACTCCGACCAGCGGATACACGGTAATCGGCGACTACTACACCGTTCCAACAGAGATGGCCTTGGATTCCGATATTCCGTCGTTGCCGACCCAGTATCACATGGCGATTGTGTATCGGGCGATGATGTTCTATGGCGCATATCACGCAGCGAATGAGGTCTATCAGCACGGACAGACAGAATTCAAGCGAATCATGGCGCGTATCACGACCGACAGATTGCCTGATATTCAGTTTGCAGGGGCGCTGTTTTGATGCAGATGCCGCAGGTGAAGTATGACGTAGCCGTGCTAAGGGGTGGCCTTGATCAAGTCACCCCGACATTGAGCGTATCCCCCGGCGCGTGCCGCGATGCACAAAATTTTGAATGCGCACAGACCGGCGGATATTCAATGATCGCTGGCTACGAGCGGTTTAACGGGTTTCAATCGCCGGCCATCATCGCCGCTGCGCGTTATGTGTTGGTCAACGTTTCTGGCTCATCTTCTCCGGTAGTTACGTATCCAACAGTAATGCCGAATATATCAGGGGCAACCTCTGGAGCAACAGGGTTTTTGATGCGAGTTGAAGGAGATCAGTTCTTAATCGCGGATGTAACGGGAGATTTTGTAGTCGGAGAAACGCTTGACTATCCTACTTCTGGAACGCATGTCGGCGTTGTTGCAAGCATCGCAACCGTAAATAGCAAACAGGATGCGATAAACCGCCAAGCCATCGCCGATGTCGCAAGAGCCGCAATCACGGCGCCGGCAGGGACTGGGCCAATTCGCGGGGTGTTTTCGATTGGCGACAATGTTTTTTGTTTCCGGGATGTTGGCGCAAATTGTGTCCTCTATAAAGCCTATCCGCTCGCTGATAGGGCGCCTGGGATGGGATGGACGGTTGTTAATTACAACTTCACGCTGTCTTTTGATACGGGCATATTGGAATTAACCGACGGAGTAACGATCAACGGCGGAACTTCTGGCGCCATCGGGGTTGTCAAGCGGGTATTGCAAAGTAACGGGGAGTGGGGCGTAGATGCTGCTGGGAATCTGGTCATAACAGTAACGTCCGGGACATTTCAGGTAGCAGAGTCATTAAGGGTCGGTGCAACTGTCTATGCAACATGCCGAAGCACGCAGACGCAAATCGTTCAGCTTGCTGGCGGCAAGTACCAGTTTTTTACAGGGAACTTTACGGGACGTTCGGCGACGCAAAGAATTTATGGATGTGACGGGAGAAATCAAGCGTTTGAGTTTGACGGGACAACTTTCTGCCCGATTGCAACATCAATGACGACCGACGTTCCTACGAACGTTGCTGTATTCAAGAATCATCTGTTTCTATCGTTTGGGTCAAGTCTGCTTAACTCAGGCATTGGCAAGCCATACAACTTCAACACGTTCTACGGCGCCGCCGAGATTGCGGTTGGCGAAACGATAACGGGGCTGGTCGTTCAGCCTGGCGCACAGACTTCTGCGGCAATGGCGATCTACTCCTACGAAAACATATTCATGCTGTATGGGACAAGTTCTTCTAGCTGGAACATGACCGCGTACAACACAGGGTCCGGTGCTACCAGCTACTCAATGCAAAACATGAGCAGCACCTATCACATGGGAGCAAATGGCGTTAGTTCGCTGTCTGCGACGCTGAACTATGGGAATTTTGATTACGCCACGCTGACGGCCAATATTCTGCCGTTCATTCAGGAGAAGCGCAGCAAGGTACTTTGTTCATCGCTGTGCAGGGAGAAGGGGCAGTACCGGATATTTTTCAGAGATGGATCGGGGCTCTATGTGACGATCCCGAACAACAAGTATATCGGCGCGATGCCGGTTAAATTCCCAGTCGCAATGAATGTTGCATGGGAGTCTCAGGACACACCCGGGAATCCGATGATTTTCTGCGGCGGGATGGATGGGCAAGTGTACAAAATGGAGTCAGGTAACAGTTTTGATGGCGCCAAAATAAACGCCTACATCACTCTGAGCTTTAATACCGCAAAGTCACCCAGGCTACTGAAGCGTTACCGCAAAGCCGCGCTTGAAGTTCAGGGGGATGGCTATGCTGATTTCTATGTCGGATATTCGCTCGGGTACGGAAATAGCGAAATCTCACAGCCAGCACAAACGGAGCATTCGCTGAATTTCTCTGGGCCTAAATGGGATTCATTCTATTGGGACTCTTTTACCTGGGACGGACAGAATATTCAGCCGAACGAAATCGAGCTTTCTGGCACTGCAGAAAACATATCCATGACCATATCTTTAAACAATAACTACTCAACGCCATTCATTGTTAATAGCGTTATCTACCATTACACCGTTCGCAGAGGGCTTAGATAATGTCGAATCCATACTATGATCATACGACATTTCCGGCAACCGGCGCTAGCGGCTCGTCGCAGGATATGCGCTCTGAACTTGATTTGGTGGAGGCCGGGTTTGATAAGTTGCCTACGCTTTCAGGCAATGGCGACAAGATGGTATGGGTAAATTCCGCAGAGACAGCGCTAGAGGCAAGGACGGGGTTTGCTCGCATCTATGGTGCATGGACGTCATCCAGTACCTCATCGACGCTAATCATGTCATCGACGGCAAATTCCGGTACATATGCTGCTGCTGCTCCAAATGGCACAGCGACATCTTCTGGTATGGACTGCTGGAATAAATCCGATCCGGCAAACGCCTCTGCTGTCTCGATGTTATGCAACTCGACGGATGCGATTATTGAATCCTACAGGCTTGGCACCGGAACCATTCTGCCGTTATCTATCAAGATCAACGGGACGGTTGTTGCTAAATTTCACACGGCAGGAAGAACGACGTTCGGGGCTTCGACGGACGACGGCGTTAATACGCTGCAAGTCGCAGGGCCAATCCGTTTTGTTCCTGCCGCCAGCTCGACGCCTGTAAGTAACGGTGATCTGACCTTTGAAGCGACTAGCAATACATCACTGAAGATCAAATACAAAGGATCCGATGGAACGGTTCGATCAACAACTTTAACGCTTTCGTAAGGGATTGATATGGCTATCGACCAAACATCGCCGTTTTGGGCGGATTATCAAAATGCGCTCGCAAACGGCAATCACGCACTGGCGAACCAATATCAGACCATTGCGGGAAACGCTGCAAATACACCAGATCAGACGACCTACAGAAACAACCTCATTCAGAATCAGATGCTCGCCAATGGCGGCAGTGGGGCCAGTCTTTCGCCGGATCAAATCAAGACGTACAACGGAATGGTTACGTCAGGCGTTGGCGGCAACGTGCCAAACGGCGTTGATCCGAACGGGGTTTTTATGACGCCATCGGAGGCCGGCGCGGCACTGTCGAGCAACACGTACAACACCACCGGGCAGACAGGCCACGTATGGGACCAGCCTTTGTCGCAAGGCATGCAAGGGCTGCTTGGCGGGGTAAAGACCGTTCGGCCCGAAACGACGCCGTACGGGGCGGCTTACCCTGCCACTGCTTCAGTGGGGCAGCCTGCTGCAAACAGCGCCGCAAGCCCGCAGTATGTGCCTACCTTCCCGACGGCAAATAGCACGACGACGCCAGTATATGCTGCGCCATCGCCATCAGGGCAAGCGCCTGGGAATCAGTTTGGTGGGCAGGTGATCAATGTTCCGGGGGCAAGCGGCGGAAACAATATTGTCTTCGGCAAGCCGGAGCATGCGATTCCAGGCCAGCCGGCAGACAACTCTTTCTATTCCGGCGTTCAGACAGGATTGCAAGACACGGGATTGCAATACGCTATTCGTCAATCTCCAGGCGGTCAATCTACATCTGCTATCACACCCAGCGCAACGGCAGTGACCGGCGGGGTTAAGAGCGAGAAAATCGGCCAGCCGAATGTCGAGCAAAGTATTGCCCCAGCGGTTGCAACACCGCCGCAGCTTGGCGCCGCTGCAACCGCTGGAACCGCATCGGCATCAGGGTCGCATGATGTCAATGCCGCGCAGGCAGGGCTAACCACATGGGGAGTTGATCCGTCAAAGCAGACGGTGCAGGGGCAGCTTAACGGCTTGCTTTCGCAAGGCTCCCCTTTGATGACCATTGCAAAGACCAAGGCCGAACAGGCGATGAATGGCAAAGGCTTGTTAAATTCAAGCATGGCGGTACAGGCTGGGCAGCAGGCGGTGATTGATTCGGCAATGCCGATCGCCACGCAGGACGCCAGCACCTACGCACAGAATGGGCAGTACAACGCAACATCGGCCAATAACAATAGCCAGTTCAACGCAACGCAGAGCAATCAGATTGGAATGAACAACCAGGCGGAAACCAACAAGGTCAATCAGTTCAATGCAGGCCAAGCAAATACGGTCGGCATGAGCAACGTTGATCAGATGAACCGTTTCGGGCTGGCGAATCTGGATGCAGCAACAAAGACCATGCTGGCAAACTTGACGGCAAGCACGCAACTTGGCGTTGCTCAGACAGAGGCGAACTACAAGACGAACCAGCAATTGCAATCGAGCGTTGCGGCTTTGCAAATGAGCTACGTGACGCAGCGTGGGATGATTGCAAATAACCAGAACATGGATGCTGCGAGCAAGGCAGCGGCATACGCCGACCTGGATAAATACTATCAACAGCAAGCTAACCTGTTGGGCGTTATTGCGTCTGGCAATTCAAGCTACGTAATGATAGGCGTTTGATCATGGGCAAGTCATATGCGGATTTTTTGGGGGTGAAGCAGTACTCCCCTGACAATAAGGATTGGCTTTTTTCAGCAGACAGAACGAATCAAGACAACATCCATTTTGACCCAAGCGAAAGGTTCGCGGCAGATATTCAGGATCGTGACGAATGGGAAGCCAAGGGAATGCACGGAGGGCTTACGATTGATAGCGAGAAACTGGGGATGCCTAAAGGCTCAAAGATTCCGCTAACGATAGAGAGAAACCCGCACACTGGCGAATTTATGTATAGCGCCTATTCCCCATTTGGCGACGGAGGCGAGTACGCCAACGGGTCAAAAATCATAAACATTGATCCGACAAAAGCGGATTATGGCAAGGACAATTGGGAGGTGATGAACCTGCAAAACAGAGCAGGGAAGAGCCTTACATCGAAGATCGCGCAGACATTGGGAAAGGCCATTCTTTCCTATGGCTTTGGATTGGCAGCAGGCCCGGCACTCGGCGCTGCGGCAGAAGCCGTTTCTCCTGCGGCAGATGCAATATCAACGGGCGCCGCGTTATCCGAATCCGAAGCGATTGCAGCCATCCAGCAAGCGGGGAATTATGGATATGTTGCGCCGGGAACAGAAGCGGCAGGGGTTTTTGGGTCTGGTGTATCAACGGGCAGCAGCCTTGCAGATCAGGCCATAGCAGGCGGAATAAAGGGCGGCGTGACTTCTGGTGGCGATCCGAAAGGGATTTTGGCCGGATCGCTTGGCGGCGTTGCCAATGCCGCTGGCGCTGGGCTTGCAGAGGCTACTGGCCTGCCGCCTGTTGCATCAAACGCACTTGCACAAGGCGCATCGGCGGCATTGCAAGGGGGGAATCCGGTTGCTGCGGCGGTAGGGAGTGGCGTTGGTGGCGTGGTTAATCAGGCTGTCGGCGGATCGTTTGGCAGCTTTCTTGGTTCAGCCGCCAATGGATTGACGCAGCAAGCCATCACTGCCGGCGATCAAACAGGGCAGCCGGTATCGCAGAGTCAAATAGGCACAACGCCATCCACGAATTCTTTCGCAAGCTTTATCTATGCGCCGCCGAACTACAGTTTTAACGCTCTGCCGAAAGACAGGGACTGGTCAAAAGGAGTTGGAAAATGATTGATGAAATGCCAAACGAGCCCGCAAATGAATATCCGCAATCTGCGGCAGAAATTTTCCCATCAGAAACCCCGACGGAAGCTGCCTACGGCTACCCTGACTATTCAAACAGCTTTAACGAATTCCTTCAAAGCATGACGGGTGGGGCGGCGACCGGCTCTAGCGGCGCCACCAATACGCAGACCATTGGCGGCAACTCAGAAAGCCTTGTCGATAAAGCAATGACCGGCATGAAAGATTTCTGGAAATCGACTGACTCTAAGGGTCAGTCCCAGATACTCGCAATGCTGGGCATGGGCGTTGCTGGGCTTGCGGCTGTTCCGGGCCAGAAACGCAAGGAAGATCGCGAGAACCGGGCGATAGATATTCGACAGCAGGAAGCGAGCGACGCAGAGCGGCAGCGTGAGAACGCCAGAACATCAACCGGGGATGCGCTTGCAAAGTACAAAATGCCCGAGCTTACATACACCGCGCCGAAATATAACGGCCTTCTCGCCAACATGACACCGCAGGGGAAATAATATGGCTATCCCTCAAAAACAACTGAGCGTACAAGAAAAAATTCACCGCATCGTTTTGTCTGGCATGGGGCTTATGTATGGGGAAAAAACCTTTCCTATGCTGCTCGAAGGAATCAAGAAAGCAACGCCGATGCCTCAGAAGCTTGCGCTGGAAGTCGCTGGCGTCATGAAGATGGTTGATCAGGCTAGCGAGAAAGGATTGCCTCCTGAAACAGTTGGGCCGGCGTCTATCATGCTGCTGTTTGAACTGGTTGAGTTTATGCACCAGTCCGGCGCAGGCAGTCCGACAGATCAGGATGTCAAGGCGGCAATGCAGATTCTTCAGGATGCGGTTTCGCGGGAACTATCAACAAGCGGCAAAGCGAAAACGATGCGGCAAACACAACAGCCGCAACCATCGCAACAGCCGCGAGGCTTGATCGCTCAAGGGGCTTGATATGGGGTTACTCGACCTTGCTGCGGGATTTGCCGGCGGCGCAGGCCATGCGCTTGCCGAAACAGAGATGACGAATTTTAAGTCATTGGTCGAACAGGATAGGCAGTCAGCGTTGATGAAGATGCAGAGTCAGTTTCGACAGGATGAGCACAAAGCCAATGCGATTGTGTCAGAAGGCATTCGCAGAGAGGGTAGGGATTCCGACTTCAATCAAGACATGGCACAGGCGCCGCAGCGGGCAGACATGGCCGCTGAAGCTGCAAAGAAAATGGAGTTGGCGAAGTTTAGTGATGAAGTGGTCAAGGCGCGTGAGTCAGCGCTGAACATGGCACGGTCTGGAGAGCTTGGGTTCAAGATGGATAATCTTGGCTCGATAGCCGCAGTAGATCGCGCCGAGGCGCAGGCGAAGCACATCGAGTCTGCTGCTTCTGTGGCGAGCGCAGAATCGACCAGGATGGATATGTCGCGCAAGAAGGCGATCTATGACGCACAGGATAGCTTGGCAAGCGCCGAAGCATCTGGCGATGCAGACAAGATTTCTGCAGCGCGCAAGCAACTATCTTCGCTGAACTCCAAGGGCGAGGATTCGCGAGACGCAGCTACGCTGATGCGCACGGCAGAAAACATTCGTCGCCAGGCCAAGGATGAGTTTGATGTCTCGCGCAAGGCAGAGCTTGAGCGTAAGGCAGAACAGTTTGAAACAATGGCCTTGTCGCAGATGAATATAAAAGGAAACAAAAACTTTCCGACGCCTCCACCCGCCGCAATTAAGGATTTGAAAGAAGGGAGGGGGAGTGCAGATCATTTCGATATGGTGTTTGGCAAAGGGTCTGCCGAAAAGGCGCTAAAGGAGTACAAGCCTTCCGATTCGGGCGGGCCAAAGAAAGAAGACGTACTGACCGCTACTGCAGAGCAGAAAAAATCGAATGCTGCCGGAGAAAGCGCCGAGTATGGAATTTTCAGCAGCGGAAGAATGACGTTCCTTGAAGCAGAAGAAAAGGCTGGAAGGATTAGCGCAAAGGAATTGAAAGAATTGGCAGAGCTTAGAGAAAGCAAGGCAAAAAGGAATCAGTGGTACATAGGAAAGGGTAGCGAGTCCGCCGAAGCATCAAGGGGCGATTGAAGTAAAATAGCGGCACGCACCACCACGCCTACAGAAAGCCCGCCATTGAGCGGGCTTTTTCTATTTCAGGACCAGACAAATGGCAGATCAGAACATCAATCATTTTAGCCAGTACGCTGAAAATCCGTTTGAAAAGTACGCACATCCTGAAAAGCCTGATCCACGCGATAGCCAATCAGATTTTATGACTGGCCTAAAGGATACTTTCAAGCAACTTCCCGAGCTTGGATGGGGGATTGCCGCCATTACCGCATCGGGCATCGAGTCGATTGCCGGCGAAGGCGGGCTAGCCAGCGCGGCAAAGAATTTTTCTGTCAATAAATACAAAGGCTGGCAGGATGAAATAGCAGCGACGCACAAGGATGCATACGATTTTGACAAAGCCTATGAAAAAGCAAAGGGCGGAGACTTTGGGTCATTGGTTGATTTTTTACAGTACGGGGTCGGTTATGCTGTAGGGCAAGGGGCGCAAGTTCTTGCAACGGCTGGCGTTGGAAAAGTAATAGGGCAACTTGCGCTTCGTCCAGCAGTGGAAAGCATGGCCGCCGGCCTTGTTGCAAAACAAGCGGCAAAAATTGCGGGAGAGGGCGCAAGTGCAGAAGCTATATCTGCAGCAACGCCAGCGGCTGTCAAGTCGATTGCCGGAACGATGGGACAGCATGCGGCGATGGCCGCGTATTCGTTCGGAATGGAAGGCGGCGAGATTGGCGGCGATCTTGCACAAAAATCTGTCAATGAGAATCGGGCGCTATCCGGCAACGAGTTGATGCGCGGGCTTGGCGCAACGTTCCTGGCCGGAACAATGGAATACGGGGAAAATGTACTTAGTCTGGCCGGGATGAAAGGGAAAATCCCATCACCGTTCGGCGCAACCGCAGGGGTTGGCGGTAGAGTTGGTCGTGCGGCAACGGGGGCGCTTGTTGCTGCGCCAGTTGAGGGGGTTACGGAATACGGCCAGACGATTGCCGAAGAGTACGGCAAGGGCAACGAACAAACGCTAAATCCGTTTTACATTTCAGATGCTACACACAAGCAGGGCGTCAATGCTGCAGCGCTTGGCGTCATAGGCGGCACGGTGCATGCGGGTGGCGGGGGCATGCTGAGTAATCCGGCGCCGGCCAGTATTCCAGTCACAGAGCCTGCCGAGGCCCGTCCGACTCTGCAAACTCCACACCTTCCCGACCGCCCGATGATTGTTTTTCCCGATGGCTCTGTTGCTACGCAGCAGCAAGCAGACCAGGATCGCGCCGACGGATTCAAGCATGCTGCTAGCCCCGTTGTGCAGGCACCAGACGTCGATTCTGCCATCGTGGCAGCGCAAGATTCAGTCAAGATTCCTGTCGGATCATTCGGCGAGATGTCGGATTTCGCTGATCTCATCAAGCGCGAATCAGAAGACATTAGCCGCCGCAGACAGTCTATTTCTGACGAAGCCGAGCTAAACGCATTCAGGGCGCAGGAAGAGGCGGACCTTGCCTATCCTCGTCGGGATGCGCAAGAAAAGTCGCGCATTGACGCAGACTACTCCAGAGCAGAGCAACAAAGACGAGATGTGGCCATTGATCAGATGCGAGATCAGACGGTCGATAGCGCGAATGCATTGACACGAGCACAGGGCTTTGATGAATCAACCGCAACGCCGATGCAGATTGCTATGGATCGTGCGCGCAGAGTGGCTGCAGAGCGTGAGTTGCTGAGTCAGCAAAAGGCCAATTACAGCGCTCAGAATATCGCCAATGAAAATTTGGCGCCTGCTGCGGCTGCATCTGCAGATCCTATTGCACAACCAATCAAAGAGATTCATGCATCCGCCGATGCGAAAGCTTCGCCAGCACTTAGCGAACTGCTGGGCAAGTATGCCGAAGCAAAAGCATCCGGAGACAATACGTCGATGCGCGCAATGGCGCCGAAGATCAATGAGCTAACAACAAAGTCGGTAGTCGCACAGAGGCCCGCTGCCACTGCTCCGCTGTCAATTGGTACTGCGCCAAACAGCGCGGAGCCCATTACGGTAAAAAACGGCATCGTCCATATCGGCAAATATCCCGCGCAGAACTTTGATAGCGGAGAGGACGTTTCCGTTCCAGATGGTGCTACGCCAACACAAATCCGTGATGCACTGAAGTCTGCTGGCGCAATTGGAAACCATCAAAAAATATTCGGCCTCCCGCCTGCAGAAAAACAGACAGGAGGCGGGAATAGAAAAGCCATTGATCCGAGTGCAGATTCTCTATTTATGGCGATTGCGAAGCTTGGTGGGGTTAGTACAACTGAGCTTACGAGCAATGGAATCGACTCAAAAGATATAACGCGAGAAGTTGCCGGGTCAGTCAGCAAGAAAACGGGCAGTCTTGGCAAGAGTAAGCGCGTGCCAATTTCGCTCGGCTTTGGCATGCCACTTCACAAGAAGTCGGGAATGTCGTTTGATGGCATGCTTGAGCAACTAAAGCAATACGGCTATTTCCCCGATTCAGCCACAAAAAATGATGTGATCAATGCCTTTAACAAGGAGCTGTCGGGAGATCATCATTACACGCCGGCTGCGCATGAGAAAATGGCCGAACTGGACGCCGCAGAATACGATGCGCACATGCGGGCAGAGCAGGATAGAATCGACGCAGAGATAGCAGCCGATCAAGCAGCAAGGGAAGAAATTGGCTATGATGAAATGTCGTACGCCGAGCAGAACACAGTAGATGTATTGGGCGATTTCGACATTGATGCGCCTGGCGCTGCACAGGACGAAGCCGCAGCAATGCGGGCGATGGGCTTTTCAGAGGAAGAGATAAATGACGAACTCAGACGTAATGAAGAACGCACTAAAGTTGATGCAATCCGTCCCGAAGCGCAATCGCAAGGAAATATTCTTGAAAGGGATGCATCTGGCTCGGGCGAAATCTTTGGCCTTGAAGGGCAAACAGCCGCAGAAGTAAGGGAACAGGAAGCG